CATATTTGACAGCTTGAGCCTTAGCTTTGTCTAAGAGTGCATCCGGAGCATTCCGAATTTGCTTACACTCTATGGTCAATATGGTCTTCTGGGATTCATACACCAGGTCAAACTCTCCAAATGACCCAATAGCATGATTTTGGAGTGATGGCTTTCCCAATACCATCCTAACACGATATTCAAGGTCAATCGGCACAAACGTCCTTACCGGCTTGACCTCTTTTGCAACATAACCGTTCTCATCTTCTTGGGGACTAGGCCCCATGAGCTTGGAAATATCACTGATAATATCCTCCAATTCTTCCTCAACAGACGGTTCGTACCCTGCTTTCAGGACACCAGATTGTGGCTGGTATAGGTGCTTGTCCTTGAAAGCTTGTACACGTTCCTCGTACGACAATAACAACCCTGGCACTGCCAGGTCTGCTTTGCTCGCTACCTTAGCCATCTGTTCCCTACGTCTTTCATACACTTTGCGTCCGTGGAAAAACCACTCACGCAATGCTCCATCAATATTGTTAGCAGCTACGGTTTCTTGCGTTTCTGCTTTTGACTTCAACACTGCATGCAAAGACTTAAAAATACTATTCTCATCCAAGGCGCCGACATATACGCCCAAGTCTGGGTTAAAGAGGTCCTTCCTCTTCAAGAAATCTGCTTCAAAACGGTTCATGAAAGCAACTGGTTCTGATTCCTTGTCCGGCATTGTGAATACGATATCGTTCTTGGCTAAAAATTGTGCCATGGTGATGTGATTGAACTTGTCATATCCTTCCCTTACAGATCCCTTAGCGTCGTCTCCATATGTGGAGATAGCGCATAGATCTCTGAACGTTGCCGAATGTCCCAGTCCGAGTTCCTCCCCAATCTGGGCCAGTTCAGTGTTACTGTAACAGTCAAAGAATGCCAGTCTATGGAGTAGACTGTTAACGATGCTGTTCAGATATACTGTCATATTCTGACCAGATGGATTGGTTCCCATAAATCTGAGAAGTGTTCCATTGTAAGCGACGAGAGGAGAGCAAACGTCGTGCGCAACCACCCTCATGACCCGAAGGTCATATTGAGAATAATTGCCACTCCACTTT